GAAGGTAAGTCAATAAACTGGATTGCACAACACTATGGTTGTGATTGGTCTACTGTTAGAGCGAGAATCTACGAAAACCCTGAACTTTTTGAGGTGGAAGATTGACAATCAATATTAAGCAGCGACTAAAGGCCTTGCAATATATTGATATCAAAGTGAAGTCGAAACATCAGGAAATCATCAGCTTGAAGTCGGGTATCTTACGAGGGCAGCAATTTGATAATATGCCGAAATCAAAAAATAATAAAAACCAGTCCGAAGAATTAAACGTGCTGATTATCGACAAGTCAGAACAGCTCTATCGAGAAATTCAAGATCTGTATAAAGAACGCGAAGAGCTCATTCAAGCTATCGAGTCGCTAGACGATCCGGTGGAGAACATCGTAATGCGATTGTTTTACATCGATGGGATGACCTGGAACGAAGTTGAGGCTAAGCTGAGATATAGCCGAGGCGCTATTCAAAAAATTAGGAAGTCCGCTTTTGGGAACTTATCAAAAAATGTGAACAAAGTGAACTAAAGTGAAACTTTAAAGTGATATTATGATATTGTCAGCAAGAGGCTGATAGGCTCCTATATATTTTTTACCGAAGGGCGTAATGCCCTTTATGGCGGCGATAGGATTCTCTACTATTTTTGGTTCTCACACAGATAAGCTCTCCAAACTTTTTGTTTTCCCGGTTCGATTCCGGGCGCCGTCTTAACGACTACAACAAAATAAAAAAGAAAAGGTAACAATATACTATTGGTTCTGATAGAGGTAAGTAGTCGCCTCTCGTTAAGTCACTCACTGAGTGGCTTTTTGATTTTTCAAGAAGTGGAGGTGATGGAAAATCACTAAATTGACTTTAAAACAACAAAGATTCGCTGACGAGTACATCATCAGCGCAAACGCGACAGATGCTGCTATTAAGGCAGGATATAGTAAAAAGACTGCTAGAAGCCAAGGACAGCGTCTGTTGACAAAAGATGACATTTCTGATTACATCGAAAAACGAATGGAAGAGCTCCAGGATGAAAAAATCTTGACGCAAAAACAAATTCTTTTGATGCTGTCAGAGATTGCTTCCGGTCAAGCCATGGAAACCACAGTAGTCACGACTAAGGTCGCTGAACTGAAACTAGATCCTGTGAGTGGTAAGTCCGTTAAAGTCTACAACGAAATTCCTCAACTTGTTGAGTACCCGACGAAGAATAGCGATAGAAATAAAGCTCTTGAGTTACTAGGTAAGCGATATAAGATGTGGACTGATAAAGTAGAGGCAGACGTTTCTGGAACGGTGGTGTTTGTGAATGAGTCAGACATACCAGATTAAACAGAACGATATTGTTGTAGACCTACCGAAGATGGTAGGAGCTGGATATGGTCAGTTCTGGCGTTCGAGAAATCTTTATCGAGTTGTCAAGGGTTCCCGTGGTTCGAAGAAGTCGAAGACGACTGCTTTGAATTACATCATACGTTTATTGAAATATCCCTGGGCTAACTTGCTAGTCATTCGTAGGTATTCGAATACGAACAAGCAATCAACCTATACGGATTTTAAGTGGGCAGCTAATCAACTCAAAGTTGCTCATAAATTCAAATTCAATGAGTCTTTACCCGAAATCACAGTAAGAGAAACAGGACAAAAGATTCTATTTCGTGGTTTGGATGATGAACTTAAAATCACATCTATCACAGTTGATGTAGGTATCTTATGCTGGGCGTGGTTTGAGGAAGCGTACCAGATTGAGACTGAAGATAAGTTCAGTACGGTAGTTGAGTCTATCCGTGGTAGCTTAGACGTTCCTGATTTCTTTAAACAAATCACGGTCACATTCAACCCGTGGAACGAGAGGCACTGGCTTAAACGTGTCTTCTTTGATGAAGAAACGAAGCGAGCTGATACGCTCTCGATGACGACTACCTATCGATGCAACGAGTGGCTGGACGAAGTCGATATCAAACGTTATGAGGATCTGTATCACACGAATCCAAGACGTGCGAGAATTGTTTGCGACGGTGAGTGGGGCGTTGCTGAAGGTCTGATCTACAACAATGTGACTGTCAATGAATTTGACAAAGACGAGTTGCTACAAAACCCTGATAACAAGTTGTGCATCGGCCTTGACTTTGGTTTTACTCACGATCCAACCGCTTTATGTTGCTCGTTGATAAACGACAAAACGAAGGAAATACATATCTTTGACGAAGCGTACAGAGTCGGTCTGATAACCAAGGAAGTCGCTAAGATGATAAAGGACAAAGGGTATCATCGCTCTACAATCATCGCAGATAGCGCAGAGTCACGACTAATCGAAGAGCTTAGGTCAGAGCATGGCATATCTCGAATCAAAGAGAGTAGGAAAGGAAAGGATAGTATCATGGCAGGCGTATCCAAATTGCAAGGATACGCTATTTATGTGCATCCGAGTTGTGAACATATCATGGATGAATTTTATAGCTATTGTTATCAACGCGATAAAGAAGGTAATTGGTTGAATAAACCAGAAGATAAGAATAACCACTTGATGGACGCGCTACGATATAGTCTTCAATGTATCGAAGGTGTCAAAGCTACTGTCCGCAGACGGTCAGATTTTGGCTTATAGAAAGGAATTAAATGTATCAGATTTTAACTTATCCGAGAGAGGGATATGACGAAACAGCTTTGAACAAGGGATTGATCTATAAGCTGATTCAGAAGCACACACAAGAACGTCAGCGTTTGAAGAAACTTAAAAGTTACTACATGGGCGAGCATGCTATTTTAAATCATGAGAGACGAAACAAGAACGCTCCAAACTTCAAGACAGTAGCCAATCATGCTAAGGATATTTCGGACACCGCCACAGGTTACTTTATGGGCAATGCAATCAAGTACAACAACACTGCCGAAGGTGATATCGAATCCTTACTTGTCTCGTTTGATGGCGCTGAGATTGACCAGGTAGACACACAGAATGCATTGAACATGTCTATCTACGGCCGTGCTTACGAGTACATTTATGCCAAGGAAGGACTGACTGAACTCGATTCGACTAGTGTAGATCCCGAGAATGTATTCCTGGTTTACGATGATAGTATCGAACGCAAGGTTCTCTTTGCAGTGTACTACTACGAAATCAAGGATGATACAAAGGATGCTACTAAGTATCAAGCTGAAGTCTTTACTCAAAATCTGCATTATCACATTGTGCTGCATGATTCAAGTGCAGGAACAACACAGGATGAACAAGTAGAACCACATAATCTTGGCCAGGTTCCAATCATTGAATACCGAAACAATCACTTTGCGATTGGTGATTATGAACAACAGATTAGCTTAATCGATGCTTACAATTCGTTGATGGGTAATCGTGTCAACGACAAAGAACAAGCAGTCGAGTCTATTCTCGTATTGTACGGTGCGCAATTAGCTGATAACCTGGAAGATGCCAGAGAAGCAATGAGAATCCTTGCTGAAGAAGGACTTTTGGAGTTGCCAACAGATGCCAAGGCTGACTTCTTAAAAAATGCTTTGGACGAGAACGCTACTGAAATCTTGCGCAAAGCTCTGAAAGAAGACATCTACACATTTAGTCATGTGCCAAATCTAACAGATGAGAACTTTGCAGGCAATAGCTCGGGCGTGGCCATGGAATTTAAGTTGCTAGGTCTTGAGATGATTACTAAGACCAAGGAAGCGAATTACAAACGTGGTATTCGTCAACGTATTGCTATCTTTGCTCATTATCTGGGCATGCAGCAGATTGCTCTTGAAGCACATTCAATCGTGCCACAGTTTAGCCGTGGATTGCCTAAAAACTTACTTGAATTGTCACAGGTTATCAATAATCTTGAAGGCAAAGTGTCACTTCGTCAGCTTATTTCTCTTTTGCCATTCGTTGAAGATCCTGATGCTGAATTAGAAGAACTCGAAGAAGAGAAAGAGAAGAATATGGAACGTGTGCCATTCTTTAACCAGGCCAACACGAAGCCAGACGAAGAGGTGACAGATGAAGAACGAGGAGTACTGGGCGAAGAGGAAGGCTAATCTCATCTATGAGCAGATGGATAAGGCTGAGAAGCAAGCAGACAAGTTTGACGATATCTACAAGCAATCTAAATCCTATCTAGATAAACAAATCAACAAGGTCTTTGACAAGTTTCAGCGTGATTATGGTTTGAGCGAGCGTGATGCTCGTCATGTTTTGAAAAACATGAAGGACCAGAAAGACCTAAACGAACTTCGTAAGGTTCTTGAAGCCAGACCGAATGACCCGAATATTCAAAGGCTGCTTGCTGATTTGGACAGTCCGGCCTATGCTTATCGCATGAAGCGTTTAGAACGTCTAAACGACGATTTAGACCGTATGCGTGAGTCTATCTATCATTCAGAGAAATCAGGTTCAGATGCCTTTTATAGCGACTTGATGAAGGATAGCTATTATAAGGCCACCTTTGACTTGCAGCAGCAAACAGGACTTGCTTATAGCTTCTCCGACTTACCTGAAACAGAAATCAAGCGTCTACAAGGTCTAAAGTGGACAGGAGAGGCCTATTCGGACAGAATATGGTCAAATACTGGGGCGCTCGCTTCAAGTGTGAAAGACGAGCTCCTAGTAAGTCTCATGACTGGCCGAAGCGTAAGAGATACATCTCAAGCAATAGCTGAACGATTTGAGGTCGGCCAGAACAAAGCTAGACGCTTGGTTCGGACAGAGTCAGCATTCTTTCATAACCAGATGGAACTGCTAAGCTATGAAGATGCTGAGATTACAAAGTACAAATTTGTAGCAGTGCTAGACAGACGCACGTCTCACATTTGCCAGGAGCACGACAACAAGGTTTATAACACAGACGAGGCCGTTCCTGGTGTCAATTATCCACCTTTACATCCGTGGTGCAGGTCTACGACTATCGCACACGATGATGATATCGACTACAGCAAGTTAGAACGTAGGGCTAGAAATCCTGAAACAGGAAAGGTCGAGTACGTTCCTGCTGATATGTCTTATAAAGAGTGGTATGACAAATACGTTGAGAAACCACGAGAACGTGAGTTGAGCGGTGGGGAACATGGAGCAAATCTCGACTATATACGAAGCGATGAGTTTCTTGATAAACTAAAAAGACACCCTATGACCTCAAATCTTTCTGATTCTATCGCCAGAGTTTCAAGACAAATGTTACAACATAGAAACGGCACACCGTATGAAGATTACTATTTACTTGATGCGGAGACTGGGAGGGTTGTTGCATTATCGAACAAGGCTCGGAAAAGAAAAGGTGTAGTTTATAACGAACAGGTCAGAAAGGCTTTTAAAGAGAGTTCAGAACAAAGCCTTGTTTCAATTCATAACCATCCGTCAGGGTATCCGCCATCACTTAGTGACCTTGCTTCATTACAACAACGAAGCAAAAATAATACTGTCAAATATGGATTGACGATAGGCCATGATGGAAGTGTATATTGGTATTCAAAACCTAATAAACGGATACATAAAAAAGCTGATCAAGAATATGAGAATTTAATTGAAAAAATGATTAAATTAGGTTATACTGAAGTAAAAGCACAGGAAAAAACGTTGACAATGTTTGCTGAAAAGTACGACTTTGTTTTTGAAAGGATTGATTAGTTATGCCTTATACTTTGACCAAGGAAGAAGAGAAGTTTTGGCTTTCTCGACCTGACGAGATTACTATTCCCCCTATTGAGGAGATAGAAAAAAAATACGCAGGGGTAAGCGATGAAGAATTATGGCAAAGTATCCAGGATACGATTGCTAATTTATAAAAAATAAGCACCTAGAGAAATCTAAGTGCTTTTTTCGTGCTCAGAAAGGAGGAGCTGATGTTCATTTGGGAATGGGTTCTTATAGCACTCGGTTGGTTAGTATTCTTGATGGTTATAGCGTTTTGCTTATCACTCACAAGAAGCCTAATCGACGAATTCAGCAATAGAAAGTAGGTGATCCGACATCTTGACCGGCAGGAATAGACTGCTGCTTAATATCGTTACTTAACCGTATCAGAATTGATGCGGTTTTTATATTGTCCGAGCATTGATGACATAAAAAGCCATGGAGAATACAGTCGGGGACGACTTTAAAAATAGGAGGTTCGTAATGAACGAAGAAACACAAACAGTCGAAACGGTTGAAGAACAAGTGGTGCCTGCAGAACCTACTAATGAACCCCAACCGCAAGACGAGAAGAAGTACACAGATGCAGAAGTCGATGCCATCATCGATAAGAAGTTTGCTAAGTGGAAATCAGAGCAAGAAGCCAAGGAAAACGAAGCCAAAAAACTTGCCAAGATGAACGCTGACGAGAAACAAAAATATCAGTTAGAACAGCGTGAGCAAGAATTGGCCAACCGTGAACAAGCTATTGCTCGTAAGGAATTGACCGCAGAAGCTAAGGCAATGCTAAGTGAACGTGGCTTACCAGTTGAATTAGTAGCCGTGGTCGATTTGTCAAATGCTGAAGCTGTGACTGAATCAGTCGCAAGCATTCAGAAAACGTGGGAGGATGCAGTACAGAAAGGTGTATCCGAACGCATGAAGGGTAGCGCACCTATTAAGACTGCGCCAACTAATCAGCAAGAAGTTGTAGAAAAATGGAAAAAAGACTTTTTGCACTAAAA